ACATCCAAACTATTTGACAATGGATACTCAAGATTGTGATGATTTCATGGATATTACTTGTAAAGCATTGGGAGGTAAAAATAATAATGAAGATGATAAATTCAAACAACGAATTATGAAAAATGTATTGAAAGAAGTCACATTGGATAAAATCTAGATAACAGTTCGCTATTTGTATATTTTAAAACCCATCATATTTGTTAGCATATTTTTTTTGTTTTTTTGGTGATGGGACAAAAACGTAGTAGGATAAATACTATTTAGGACAAAAATATAACACCATAATTTAGTTTTTATCATTTAGTATTCTAATAATTATTAGGATAATGTAGTATAATTTTGTTAGTTTAAATTAGGACAAAATCGTAGTATTTTATAGTATAATGAAGACGATAAATTCAAACAACGAATTATGAAAAATGTATTGAAAGAAGTAACGTTGGAAAAGGTTCAATGATACGACTTACAAGTTCCAATATAAGTTTCCAAGTTAATTTTTTTCAACTCGTCTTTGATTTTATCAGGCATTGTTTCTATAAATTCATTCAATGTTTCTTGGGTCAATTTACGACCTCTTGTCAATGTGTGTAGTTTTTCATACGCATCTGATACACCGTGTTTTCGTAGTATTGTTTGTATGCCTTCTGATAAAACAGATAAATTATCATACAATTCATTCTTTATAATTTCCTTATTTATTTCTATTTTTTGCAATCCTTTCACACTAGATGTATAAGCAATCAATGAATATGACAATACAGAACCAATATTTCGTAATATGGTGCTGTCAGTCAAATCACGTTGTAATCTAGATACAGACAATTTTCGCGTTATACCTTCTATCAACGCATTTGCTATACATATATTTCCTTCACTATTTTCAAAATGAATAGGATTTACTTTTTGCGGCATAGTAGACGACCCTATTTCAGTAGACACTTGCTTTAATTTTAAATAATCCTTGGAAATATACAACCAACAATCAATATTCAAGTCATTAACAATGGTATTAATCGTCTTTAATTGATTGAAAATATTACACAAATGGTCATAATTACTTATTTGTGTGGTATATTGTTCCCTTCTTAATCCAATACGATCAATAAAATCATTGGCAAACAAAACCCAATCAATATCAGGATAAGCTGCATAATGAGCATTAAAATTACCAACTGCTCCCCCAAATTTTGTAGTAAACTTCATCGTTCTAAGAATATCTAATTGTTCTTCAAGTCTATAATAAAATACTAACAATTCTTTTGACATAGAAGTGGGAACCGCTGGTTGTCCGTGTGTGAATCCAAGCATAATATCATTATGTTGCGTATTTAATACAAACAGTTTTATGGAATTAATGATAATATTAATTTCAGGAATAATACAATTGAACAAACCGTCTTTTAAGGATAAAATATTCGCACTTGTATTAATATCTTGGGATGTAATTCCAAAATGAATGAAACTTACAAAATCATTCAACTCTATTTCTATAAATTTGTCATGTATAAAATATTCTAATGCCTTAATATCGTGTTTTAATAGTTCTTCCTTCACTTTTATTTGTAAATAATCACCTTTGTTAAACTGTTCGTGTATGTTCATAATGTTCCTTTTAACCTGTTCCTGACGGAGTGTCTTCAATTCCGGCAATATTTCTATCAATGCTATAAAATAACTTAATTCCACATACAATCTATATTTGAAGAAACTGAATTCGGAGAAATAATCCGACAATACATTTGTAATTGATTGATATCTTCCATCAATAGGAGAAATATTGTTCATTATAATTGTATTAGTGTAATCTATTTACATACCTTTATCTACAATGTAAAGTTATGTAAAGTCAAAAATAAATAACATAGTCAATATTATATTTGGACGCATTGTATTTTATATTGGAGGTGAACATAATTGCGTTATATTTACAAATTTGCCTAAGAATAGTAGTGAATCCATTATAAGAAATCTCTCGTTCTAAATAAAACTGTTTCCCCAAATGATAATAAGGTTTCAAAGTTTCAAAAAAGTCTGTATATGATTTATTATATATGATTTTCTTATAAGCATTCATATCAAACAAAAAATAGTTATTTGTTTTTAGACACACTTTATCCAGTAAATCAAACAATATAGAATTAGGTACGCGCTCTCTGAATATTTGTTTTGACATTAATTGCTTAAAATATGTATATATATTCCTAAACACATATATTTTGAGCGTGTCAAACTATTCACATCATTATATTATTAATATTACACTTACAATTACAAAAACAATGATGATATATTATTTGTGAATAATGCTAATTCCAATGGATGTTCGTGAGTGTTATGGAAAATAGTAATATACTTACACAAATTTGGTATAATCTTGTATTTGGTATGTTCATCAAATAAATCCGTTAATTTTATAAAAAAGAAAAAAGAATCAATAATGTCAATGACAGAATATCCTTGGTCGTGTAAATGAAAAAGTACATTATAAGCGTCTGTCATAGAACCTTGTTGTAACAGTTCGATATAATTTTTAAAATAATGGTTAGGCATGGTAGAACAAACAGCATTGCAATTTTCTTTTGTAATAGGAGTATTATAAATATAAATTTTTTCCAAGTGGTTCAATAAACAGCGTATCGAATGTTGAGAGATTTGTAATATATATTGTTGTGAATATTCATCGATAGTTAGTCGTTCTGTCGTTATAATCTTTTGTAAAATCTTGTTCATGTCATCGTGTGTAGGTGTTTCTAATTTGATTAAATGTAATCGGGATTGTAAACTCTCAATGACTTTTTGAATATTCGAACAAACACAAAGAAAATTTACTCGATGCTTGTATTTATCAATGTAATTACGGAACACTTGTTGACTTTGGTCATTGATACAATCAATGTCATCAATAATGACCATTTTCTTTTTACCATAAATAGTTCCATGAGACTGACAAAACGTTTTCATTTCATTACGAAAAAATTGGATACCTTGATCTTTCAAATTATTGATAAATAATACATTCGAATGAGAAATACTTTGGTCTTTATTAAGTCCGTAATATTCTCGTATCATGGTATTTAACAAAGAGGTCTTACCTGAACCAGCATCCCCAATAAATAATATATTCAAATAATCTAGTTCTAGAAAATCATTGACAATCAAATTAAACTTGTCAGAAAAATGAAAATCAGATAAAAAATATGGTTTATATTTTTCGATGAATGTATCCATAGACTTGGATATAACACAATGGATATTGTTAAATCATTTTGTAAAAAACTAAAATAAATATACAAGAACAATATTAACTATTAAATATGTCTCTTTATGAAACCTTAGGTGTCCCTAGAACAGCATCTAGTACTGAAATAAAAAAGGCATATCGTTCCTTATCGTTAAAATATCATCCAGATAGGAATAAAACGGAAGAAGCCAAGACCCAAATGACCAACATTAATAATGCATACGATGTTCTTGGCGATGAAGGAAAACGTGCAGAATATGACCAGCAAGAACGTGTGCGTGAATCTCCATTACAAAATCAACAACAGGCATTTACCAATGTGAATGATATATTCAAAATGTTTTTTAATGGACAACCAATGAATACCGGTAATATGAATTTTTCTTCTAACATTCGTGTATTTCATAATGGTCAACCTGTCGATATACACACTGGATTAGTTCGTCCTCCTGATATTTACAAAGAAGTAACCATTACGATTGAGCAAAGTTATCAAGGAGTGAATGTTCCTATTGAAATTCAACGAACAGTTACCGAAAATAATGTGCAGCGTCAAGAAGTAGAGATGTTGTATGTAAGTGTGCCCCATGGAATAGACAACAATGAGACCATTATAATAGAAGGAAAAGGGAATAGTGTGAATAATACAATGAAAAGCAATTTGAAAGTAAAAGTGATGGTTACCAATGATACAAAAATGCGTAGAAATGGATTAGACTTGTTATTAAGTTGTGAACTTACTTTGAAGGAAGCATTATGTGGTTTCTCTAGAGATGTTTATCATGTAAGTGGTAAAAACCTGTCAATAAGCACCATTAATAATCCCTACATCATTGTTCCTAATTCACGCCGTATGTATGAAAAATATGGTATGCGACGTGGAGATCAAATAGGAAATCTTATTATTGAATTTAATATTACATTTCCATCTTCATTAACAGAAGAACAACGTGCTACATTACAAGAAATATGGTGAATAAATGATATTAGTATGTAAAGTAATATCATTCACAACGCTTACTCAATGTCCGCTCTATACATCTTTATTTCCTTATCAACAATATACAAAGAGTTCTCAGTTTCAATAATGAAATCATTACCACTCTTATAAACATTTTGGATAGGACTGGTATACTCTTCGGCATTCTTTACGAGTATTTTCTCACCACTGGGCTTTAATCCCAAACTGGACTCTTTATTAAGGGAAGACACCCAATAGTCCATCATAATAGGTTTGTCCTCAACAATAGCTAGTTTAGAGCAAGAGCGTAATGTATCTGCATCAGGTAGTCTATAATTCGAATTTTCTGTATTTGTACTCGTTTCCGTAGACATAATTAATAATATATACAAATATATCAAAAAATACTTTATATTGTTCTTTTGGGAAATATATTATAACTCATTATACTATATTTATGACCCAGTTTCTACCGAAAGCAACGAAAAATCACATTGTCGAAAAATACTATTATTTAATGAGTGAATACATTAACAATGAACAGTTTAAAACTAATCTTGAGGTAAATCATTATCTGGGTATCCATTGTATTCACCGTGTATTTGAATATTATATGAATAAGTTGAAGAATATTGACAAGGCATTTTATGGTGCTCAACAAGCTGGATATTATTATCTGGAATATATTCATCAATTAAATACTAGTGACTTGTCAGATTCTTTTACGAACAAAGACATTGTATTATTTGTATTCAGAAAGACGATATGCGAATTGTATAACAATGGAGATAATCATAATGCAACAAGTATCCACAATATTATGACTCTAGAAGATGAATCCATTACATTAACCAATAAGGAAATGAATATGTTTTTCTCGAAATTGGATTCATTGAATTCTATTTTATTGTTTTGGTCGAATACTCAATATTCTTACCTACAACGTATAGAACTGTTTTCTACTTTCTACTTTAAATTTTTAGAATGTATTGAAAAAGCAGACCTAGCCTTTTTGTATTTAGATGCACTTCAACAGCATTTCCAATTTTCTTATGAAGAATATACAGAACTATTACGAGTATTGTTGTCAAAAACAGAAAAAACAAAACGTTCGCGTTCCGGATCTATCACAGAGGATGATAAACAAGAATGGTTTTTATTGAAAATACACTCGAATAAAGAATTATTACATTCCAAAATTACCAATAAAAATATGAAAGAATTAGTAGATTGGTTATACTCAGAAGTCTAAACACCCAATCTAAATTTTGATAAAACATGTAATTTGGGGTTAAACGCTGAAGATAGTACTGATTTGTGATATTCTTCTGTCATAAATACATTTCGCTTACGCACTTTCTTTTTCTTTTCTTTTACTGTCTCTTCTTGATTGATTGCACGGATATTGTAATATTCATTAGTAAACACTGATTTTATAAAGTCAAATACATGTAACAGAATAGTTTCACTACAATTTCCTACAATTAAACAACTACCCGTGCGAAATATCATAAAACTCACTTCTGTGTATCGGTTATTATCAGACAATTCTGACAATTTCAATGTATTATCTTCATTGGATACTTTTCCTGTTTGTTCTTCCAATGAAGATAGTTCGTTATTGAAGTAATATTTACATTTAACACCAGGATAACTACAAGGGTCGTATGCACTTTCAATTCCATACTTTTCGCTACGTAATATAGTGTGTAATTTTTCGCGGTCAACATAATATCCACAACTAAAATTGGAATTGATCAATACATTTTGTTCCCCTTGTTCGTTGTTTTCTACATAACTAATGGGTTCACTATGTAATGGTTGTAGTATTTCTATGATTTTAATTTGAATCAATTCCAGCATTTTTGCATTCAATATTCCAGGAATCTCCATTTTCCCAGTATTGAATACTTTGACGTGAATTTCTTTAAACTCATTGTCTTGATAGAAACGGACAATAATGGCAAAACAATTGTAAAATGCATTTTTCTTTTTAGAACGATAACTCATAATGTCTTTTTTGGATACCCCTACTGTTAACTTGCGTTCATCTTTGAATTTCACTTTGCGTGCGCTTTGATTGTCCACTTGTTTGATTATGTTTTCGGTGTAATACGATAATGAATTCAACTTTTCCAAATAGTCATTGTATTCTTCCTTTGAATTATTTACAATTTTTATTTGTTTTTTGATGACTCCTTCCGTCGGTTTCCAGTATTCAATAACGGGAATATTCCAAAAGACACTATTAATGTCAATTGGAATATTCAAATATAATACCTTTGTTTTCGTTGAAATATACAAATCATTACACACAGGCACCTCACCTTCGTTTTTTTCATTGTCTATTTCAGGTTCCACCTCCTCATTAACGGCTAGTTTGTCTGTCTTCATAAACGTATCCCATTCATCATCCAAGTCCATTCTTATATTGCTAATTATAATTCTTTAAGTAGTTAAACGAGACATCTAATTCAATTTTACAGATTCATATAGAAATTCTATATTATGGACTATATCTGAATTGTTATCATGAATAATTAATTCAAAGGTGGATAGCAACTCAGGAGTAATCAAATCACATCTGGAACGAATTAGATAATAGCAAAAATTATACAATACTGTCTTTTTATCAATGTTATAGTCCACACTAATGGAATGCATATATTTGTTGGTTTCCTGGATAGTAGATGTTTTTATTAGTTCCAATATACGAGTCCATACTAGGTCATTTAACAATTTAGGCTCTTCATTGCTATAAGACTGGTTCAATTGAATAAAATTAATCATACTTCTTATATCGGAACCATAATTACTAATCAGTCCATCAATAAACTTGTCACTTAACTCTAGTTGCTCTTCTCTACGAATATTATTAATGAATGTATAAATTTCTTGTTTGGGTAATTGATTGAAACGTATACAAATAAATTCATTGATTAAGGAACTGTCAATCTTGCTTATGTAGTTACAAATCAAACAGTATCGCACATTTTTTCCCGAAATTTGTATTAAATATTTTAAAGCTTGTTGTGCATTTTTTGTCATATAATCTACTTCATCTAAGATAACAAATTTCAATCCCTTGTTAAAAAAATTATATGATTTGACAAATTGTTGAATTTGATTACGGATAATATCAATACCACGTTCATCGGATGCATTCAAGTGAATGATATTTTCTTTATATTTCTCATTTGTTTTTTCTTGATAATTGTTAATCAGATTAATAATAGTCGTTGTTTTACCTGTCCCTGGAGGACCATAAAATAATAAATTAGGTATATATTCATTTTTCAAGATATTTTCAAAAATTGCACGATTAATAGGGTCCAATACAATGTCATTAAAATTGGTAGGTCTATATTTTTCAATCCATGGAATCGACTCACTCATTATTAAACATATTCTTTGATATTTAGATTGTTTTCAACGATAAAATTGATTATCTAAAGGATACAGAAAAAAGTGTGTTAATATTACAATGAGCGTTGGTTACTTGGAAATCGTTATGGGTCCTATGTTTTCAGGAAAGACCACAAAATTAATTGAAACATTCTACCAACTCAAGCGTGATAGTCTACGCATTCGTGTCATTAATTATTCATTAGTTACACGATATGACGATAAAAATTTATCTACTCATGACCAATGGAAGATCCCTTGCGAATTTGTCTCTGACTTGAAGAGTCTTGACGTATCTGAAGATGATATTATCCTTGTAAATGAAGCTCAATTCTTTCCTAATTTGAAGGAAACAGTATTACAATGGGTTGAAAAAGAAAATAAAGATGTTCGTTTGTATGGCCTTGATGGTGACTTTCAACGGAAACCATTCGGTGAATTATTAGATTTGATTCCCTATTCAAACAATATTTTCAAACTTTACGCGCGTTGTCATTACTGCCAAGTCCCTGCTATTTATTCCCATCGTGTTAGTCAAGAAAAAGAACAAGTAGTTATTGGTTCCGACAATTATGTTCCTTTGTGTCGTCAGTGTTTTGCTACCAAGTAATATTATCTTATTATCTTATTATCATTATCATTTCTCATTCAATGTATTACGTATTTGTAATACATTGATAATGTCTAGTTGTTGTCCTTTTTTAAGGACGGTTTTGGTGGAAAAACTTGCTTTCGTATTTTATTTTTTTTACTTCGATACTTCAATTGT